TGTAATGTAATGCTTTTATATTTCAATTTTATATAAAATGAATTTTATTCTACGATTTAATCAATACTATTTTTGAATGTGTTTCCTTGTTCATAAAAGGGGATATAATTTTAAATATTTGCGAAAATATAAAAGATGTTTCATAAATATAACAAATATCCAATTTATTTGAAAAAGCATTTGCAAGTATTTCAGCAAATTGGTTAATATATTTATAATATTTATCTACATCCAATAACGTTAAATTTTTTAAATATATATGAAAAATAATTTGTGGGTATGTTTTCAATATATTAGAAATAGATTGTGTTAAATAATTGGTAATAACTACAAAAGTAGTTGGAGTAATAATATGTTTCAAATACCTATAATCTAAAATAATGTGATTATCATAGATTGGATTTATAATAAAAGGTAAAAGATTATTTATTGGAATTATGGTAATAATGTTTTTTTTTGTTCGTTTATTATGTTCATCCTCCAAAAAATAATTATTAATTTTTTTACATGGTATATAATTTCCATTATTACTAAATATTTTTTGTTCTGCTTCCATTTTGTACTACATAAAATAAATACAATATTTTATATAATTAACCTTATTTGAAAAAGTATAGTTATGCGTCCTCTTCTATTATTTCAGAAATATCCGTTGAGGCAAGTTCTTTTTGAATGAGGTCCTTTAAACTGACACTCATATTCATGATAGAATTAGAATCTAAATCCGTCATATTTTGTTGTAAAAAAACAATTTGCCTATTTTCATCCATGTCTTGGTCTTGGTCCTGGTCTTGGTGTTGGTCTTGGCCAGGTTCTTCACTAAATACTATATCGGTGAGCCTTTGGTTTGTTTCCATAGTAAATGACTGCAACTTTAATAACAAATCTTTCACTTGAGAAAGCTCTACCTTTAGTACTTCTACACTTTCTGTTAATTTGGTAACGGATTCATTATCTACTTTAGTAAGAGGAACAATTGTAGGAGCAATAGGAGCAATAGGAGCAATAGGAGCAATAGGAGCAATAGTAGGAGCAGTTGTTTTCGTTGATAATAATTTATGTCCTCTTTCTAAAGCATCTAATCTAGAAACCATATTGTCAAATACTCCCTTATCAATAATAACGCCATTTTCATTACTACTATTCTGAATACCATCGCTTTCAGAATCCAAATTCTGAACCATTGTTTCTACACGACCGAGGCGAATCGTTATTAATGCAATTGCATTTTGAATGGTCATTTGTTTTGGCAAACCAATAGGAGCATTTGGTGGAGCCATTTGTTGTTGGCCCGGTCTTCCCTGCATGTTTTGAGGAGGACCTCGTCCAGGAATGGGAGGAGGTTGTTGGTCATTTCCACCAGCGCGTCTTTGTCTAGCAGCAGCATTCGCACGATTACTACTCATTACATTCTTTTTACAAATTGTTTCCTAAACCCGAACGCATTTCAATAAAAGTATGCAAATATTGCTAAATATAGTTACTAAATAATTATATTTAGTAATTATTTTCGCTTTAATTATATTATGTTTTTCAGTTTTAGAGATATTTAATTCTTTTTTAATATCTTTTTATAAAATATATGGATAGCTTAGATTCAAATAAGGGATTCTTTAAATATGTATTTAATTTTGATGATAGTACAAAATCAGAATTACTAAATATAATTCAATTCTCGGTTCTCTCTTTGATTCCGGTTATTTCATTGAATAAGGCAATGCAAAGATATGTCCCGGAGGCAGATGAACAAAAGGGAAGTGTAGAGATTTTAGCAGAAATTATCATTCAAACAATGGTTCTCTTTTTGGGTATATTTTTTGTGTATCGGTTAGTAAGCTACGTGCCGACTTACAGTGAAACTAAATATCCCGACTTTAGTGTAGTGAATATCATATTGATTGGGTTGGTCATTTTATTGAGTCTTCAGACAAAATTAGGAGAGAAAGTTGGCATTTTATCAGACCGCATCGCTGAACTTTGGGAGGGACCATCGGATGGTAAGAAAGCAGGGTCCAAAAAATCCGGAAGTGTTAAAGTAACGCAGCCAATTTCACAGCCGAATTCGCAACAGATGGCGATTACCCAGTCATTGTACAGTAATCAGGGAAATTCAACGTCATTAAGTCAGTTGCCAAATTATGGTCAAGGTCAAGGGCAAGGACAAGGTCAAAGCCAACAAAAAATGCCAGATTATAATTCAACCTATGTGAATGCAAATGATGCCAGCGCTCTAATAGGAAACACGAGTCCAGGAATGGAATCTATGATGAATATGCAAAATGGAGGATTCAATGAACCCATGGCAGCGAATGCAGTACTTGGTGGAAGTGCTTTTGGGTCTAATTTCTAAAATATTAAAAATTAATAAATTTGTAAATGTAGAAAAAAGAATTAAAAAATTGTAAATAGATTATATAATTATAAATTATTTACAATACAATACAATACAATGGATGTGGAAAAATTATTAAAAGCATTAGATAATGAGGAAAATGGAAAATTGATGAATATGACAAACGACAAAATAAAGAAGATGAATTTTGAAATTTTGAAGGAACTGCATTTATCGCGAGAATTATTGGTAGAATATATGAAAAAGTTAAAAAATTATATATATGTGGAAGAAATGGACGATTTAAAACATGGTAGTTTTATTCGTTGGATTAATATTAAAGACCCTGATAATTTGCATTTAACAAATGGCGGTATTCTTAGTGAAATTAAGGTAATAGATACTGGCGTATGTATTGTATGTAAAAGTTTTTCACATCGTCACTTTCAAATACAAATGGAGGAGTGTCTTATTTTTCAAAAATTATCTGGTCAGGAACAAGTTTTATTATCTGCGCTAGACCATTTAGCAAAATAATATACCAAATCCAAACGGTGGAACGTTTAAAATGTTAAAGAGTTCAATATTAAAACAAGCCCAAAAGCACCAAATGCAGGGAAAATTTCACCCACCAAAGAAATATCGTCAATATATTTTTTTCTAGTATTAAAAATAATATCAAAAATTTCAGGGCTATAATTATAATCAGGGGTTACATGATGTTGAGCGTGATATTTATTACTGGTTAGACTGTAATAAAATATATGAAGGCCGATATATAAAAAGGCGGCATACAATATAATGTTTAGACTGAAAATATGTAATCCGAACAACTGTTGAAAAATATAAATAATAAAAAATCCCATAAAATTATTCAATGCTTCTAATGAAAGATCTACCCATCGCGAAAATTTTGATTTCAAATCGGGATCATGATGAAAACTTATATGTGTATTTAATATATTAATAGGATAAAAATCGGATACTTTATGTGCAAGAACATGCCCAGCATAGCTCCAAAATAGCATAAAACAACTTTGAAGAAAAGAATTAAAATAACTAAATTCTGGATGACCTAATAAAGTAGATAATAATAGCCATATAAATGCAATAAATAGTAATTTATATAAGTGATACATTGTATATTTTAATGTTTTATATACAATGCATATATTTAATCTTATTTTTTTACTCGGTAACAAAAATCTAAATCTAAATATAAATATAAATCTAAAATAAAAATATAAATCTAAAATGTTATATGTGTAAGTTGTGGTAAAAAATATAAAACAAATAATTTTGTAAGACATATTAAAAATGTACCAAATACAAGACCTACTGTTAATTCTTCTTCGGTGCCATTTGGTAATCCGATGAAATGTGAAAAGGTTTTAATAGAAGCGTTATTTTCAAATTTATTCAAAATACATCCAAAAAAATAAACTTGAATATATACTAAAAGTAAAATAATTGTGAGCAATGATACAACTGTAATATTATTATTAAATAATATAATATAACTAGTTGGAATGATAACAAGTCCATGTATAAATATGAATAATGTTGTTAAAAGAAGATTTTTATCTAGGAAATAGGAGGAATTCATATACAAAATATGTTGTGTATAATAATACAATATACAATATATTTTAGATTTTAGATTTTAGATTTATCGTTTTTTAATCGTTTTATTGCGCTTTGCGCCAATAATTATATTTCTTTTTGTTTTTTTCATTAGACTTATAATTTTTCGCTTATCTTTGCATGTAAATTTTCCACGAACTAAATTTTTACGATTTAATACAGTTCTCGTGCAAACACCGATTGCTTTGGGTTCCTCGGTTAAATCAGGCGATACCTTTTTAATACATGAACATAATTTCTCAGCTAATATTCCTTCAGCACTATATTTCATCATTTTTTTACTTTTGGGAATGGTTTGGTTATAATATTTTAATATTTTTGAATAATCGGAATTTGATAATTTATATGACATGTCACTTTTATATATAGACATTTTATTATAAAAAAATTAAAAAAATAAATAACTTAATTTCCCAATATTTATATATTAGAAAAATATATGTACGACCCATTAAAAGTTGTTATTATTGACCTGGATGAAACATTAGGATATTTTATAGAATTTGGAATTTTTTTTGAGGCATTAAACGCATATTTAAAATATGATCATATACATGGCGAACCTCACGTCATAATTGATCAACCGAAATTTAATCAACTATTAGATTTATATCCAGAATTCATTCGTCCAAATCTATATCCTATTTTAAATTATCTGAAACATAAAATGAAGTTAAAAGAATTCAAAGGTGTAATGATTTATACAAATAATCAAGGACCAAGAACTTGGGTAACTTTTATAAAAAATTATCTTGAAAGTAAAATAAAATATAAATTATTTATTCAAATTATTGCAGGTTTTAAAGTCAATGGAAAACAAATAGAATTGTGTAGAACATCACATGAAAAATCGTTGAATGATTTTTTTCGTTGCACTAAACTTCCTCAAAATACGCAATTATGTTTTTTAGACGACATGTATCATCCATACATGAATAGCGATAATGTCTATTATATTAAAATTAAACCATACACATATGATTTATCATTTGACACGATGATTAAGCGTTTTTTAAATAGTAGTATAGGAAATCATTTAATACCAACAAAAGAAAAGGAAGATAAATTTTTTATTTTTATGCAACAATATATGTTAAAATTTCAATTTTTGTATGTGAAAAAATCTGACGAAGAATATGAGATTGATAAAATAGTTACAAAAAAAACGATGGTACATTTACAATATTTTTTTAATAAACATAAACCATATCAATTAAAAAATATGAATAAAAATAATTATACAGTTGATACTATTGATACTATTAATAATAACACTATTAATAACAATAATAGTAGTCGGCGATATGGAAAGACATATAAAAATAAAACAATGAAACGAAAAAAATTATAAACCCAATGTTGTAATTGCTATATGTGCATATTTTTGAACGATATCATTGATAAATGTAGTTGTTATAAGAAAAATGCCTGCACTAAATGCAATTTTACGATCTAAGTCATTAAATTTAATTTTTCGGAAAGGGTTAAACCGAAATAATAAGAATAAACTGACGTAAATTTTGGTATAATATTCTAATGTATTTAAACTATCCGGAGATATAATTTTAATACCAATAGCTAATGCGATAAATGAAATATAATTTGTTAAAATAAATATATTAAATAAATTTGATTGTACATGATATAATGCATGTTTAATATGATGTGTAATCATTGTATAATATATAATAATAAAATATTAAAATACAAAATAAAAAATTCGGTTTATTTCGTATTGTATTGTAAATAAATAAAATATATTATTATATACTATATAATAAAATGATGAAAAATCCACGTTCTAGTCAAACTCCTTCAGCTAACACTTCAGGAGTTCATTCGCTTACTGGAAACATGACGCCTCAATATGAGTGTGCTTCTCAAATTACGAATTCTATCAATAAAAGAATTTATGATAGAAATATTCCCTCTGCTCAATTACAACCGTATTTAAATGTTAGGCCAGTAATGACAAAATATTCTATCATGCCAATTGTCGACCCAAGAAAACCCATAAAGGTTCCCATGGAGCAATTGCCTACCTTTAGCCCACACGCCGTTTTTAATCCAGGAAATACACAATCACCTTGGTCTGGGTTTGCATCAAGTATCAATACAGAATCTGAATTGAGAAATCAGATATTTGCATTACAACGATGCAGCCAATCCGTATATGTTCCAAACTCGTCGAGTGATTTATATCATGTAAGTTTTAATCCAGAAAAGAGTGGAAATATTCATCAACCGTTTCCTGGGCTATTTCATAAAGAATCATTTTCTCCATTTAATCCAAATCCAAGTCCGTCATCAATCGGGGACGAGTTATTTAATAATAATACACGTGTCCAAATCCGAGGATTAACGAATATTGATTCTACTTGTAAAAATTAGTAAAAATTAGTAAAAATTAGTAAAAATTAGTAAAAATGAAACCAATAAAAACTTTTTTATAAAATCATAAAAAAGTTTAATATATACAATATATTAAATGACAGAAAAAATGATTCATGAATTATCATTGGAATACTTAATGAATAAAACAACTTATGAAAAATATTGTAAAAAAACTGTTCCAACTGATAAAACTGTGAATAAAAAAGATAAAAAATTTTATCGGAAACGCATTTATGATTTAACAAAACAGTTGTTGAATCCGGAAATAACTGACACAGCGCCTTTGTATCCGAATATAAATCATACATTTGATAATTATGTTAAGGCGTGTATAGACTATTTTAAAATGATAGATAAGACTGATATTATTCAGGAAGATTATAAGGATTTTACAGATATATTAGATATGGACAAATCAAATGAAATTAATGTTGATAATATTCAGACATCAAAACAGGCGGACCAATTAATAATGCGTTCTATTAAAATACGAGAACCAAATAGTTTAGAAAAATTAGTGAAGCGTACAACAATAAAGGTGGAAAATCCTCCTGCATTACCCCAACAAAAAGATATAAATTTAAAAGACCCTTTGCTTAAAAATAAAGGAATTCGTAAAAAGAAAAATATCACTAATAAATATGACAAGACCGATGACAAAAAAACAAATGAAACAACTGAAATCAAAAAAACACAAATATAAAAACAATAACAATAATAAAAATACTAAAAAAAAAAAAAAAAAAAAAAAAAAAAAAAAAAAAATAAAAAAAAACAATAAAAAAGATAAAAAAAAAAAAAAAA